GGTTAGGTCTTGCCTAGCAAGATGAGACCGTGCTAAGATTCGTCATAATATTCACTGTGAGGTGATATTATGGAAATATATAAAATAACTAATAAAATAAACGGAAAAGTTTATATTGGTCAAACAATTCGTCCAGTTGAATATCGCTTTCATAGACATATAAATGATGCGATGCATAATATACTTGATACGCACTTCGCGCGAGCCATAAGGAAATATGGCCCAGATTAGTGGTAGCTAGAAGTTATTGATGCGGCAACTACTCAAGACGAATTAAATCAAAAAGAATAGTATTGGATAAAATATTATAATTCTGTGGAAGAAGGATATAATGAAACCGACGCAATAAGTAAATGTGGAGGAAATACTTATCAATCTAAAACAGAAGAAGAATTAAAAGAGATTGGTGAAAAAATACGGCAAACTAAAATTGGCGCAAAAAACCCGATGGCGCGCCGTATAAGGAGAATTGATATTACAACTGGAGAGATTCAAGTTTTTGATACAATTATTTCTTGTGCTCAAGCTTGCGGTATTAAAGGCGGTAAGACTTCCATTACCACTCGATTAAATGGACAAGTGAAAAGTCCATATAAAAATACTTGGATTTTTGAATATTGTGACGAATAAAGTGTATCGACTATCCCTGATGAATGTAAGGGAGTAGGATGTGAGATAGGCACACGTCCGAAGCGGAAGACTGCGCGAAAGCGTAGAAGATATAGTCAGTGCCGATGGTGACATCGGATAAACATGTGTAGAACTGCGAATGGATTCGACATCAATGGCCTCGGACAGCTCAAGGACGGCAGGGGTAATATTTGTCCCGTGACAATCATTATGCCTACCTTGGCTATGATGGCTAAGCAAATGGCAGAGAATAGTGATTTTCAATTATCTCCAGAGGTCGCAAGAGTTCGTTCTTTTATGGCCTTACTTGATGAAAAAATCTACGAAGCCAAAGATATGCTTATTGAGCGTTTCAACTGGATTTGTTCTCAATCTCCTGCCTCCGCTAAGTTCATGTATGAAAATGGCGTAATGGCTGGTTATGTACCCGAAGAAGGTATTCGCAGCGCGCTCAAGCATGGTACTATTGTCATTGGCCAACTTGGACTTGCAGAAACTTTACAGATTTTGATTGGTTGTGACCACACAGAAGAGCGTGGTATGGAATTAGCAAAGCGCATTGAACAACTATTCAATAAGCGTTGCGCTGAGTTCAAGCAAGAATACAAGTTAAACTTTGGCGTATATTATACTCCTGCTGAAAATCTATGTCATACTGCAATGAAGAAATTTAAGGAAAAATATGGTGAAATTTCTAATGTTTCTGACAAAGACTTCTTTACCAACTCTATTCATGTTCCAGTATGGAAAGAAATGTCTGTTTTTGATAAAATTGATATTGAAAGCCAATTAACTGGTTATTCTAATGCTGGCTGCATTACCTATATTGAACTTGATAGCACCGTAAAGAACAATATTGATGCTCTTGAAACCATTGTAAATTATGCAATGGATAAAGACATTCCCTATTTTGCTGTCAATGTTCCAAATGACACTTGCCTAAAATGCGGTTATTGTGACGAGTTTAACGACCATTGTCCCGAATGTGGTAGTGAAGATATTCAGCAATTGCGTCGAGTGACTGGTTATTTAACAGGTAACTATAAAACCGCTTTTAATAAAGGCAAACAGCAAGAAACTGAAATGCGTGTAAAACACGGGTGATTATATGAGATATTCTGGACTTATTCGAAATGACCTGGCCGCTGCGCCAGGCATTTCGGTTTCATTTTTTACACAAGGCTGTCCTCATAAATGCAAGGGCTGCCATAATCCTGAAACTTGGGATTTTAATGGCGGAAAAGAGTTTAATCCAAAAGTGTTGTATGAAATATATGACGCCTTAGAAGCAAATGGTATCCAACGCTCCTTTAGCATTATGGGCGGCGAACCGATGTGCGAACAAAATCTTTTTTTAACTTGTATGATCCTACAAAATGTAAAAGCTCGCTTTCCGAAAGTAAAAGTCTACTTATGGACTGGATATTATTATGAAGATTTATTAAAAATGAGCGATCCGAAAGTTCATTTAATCCTAGATATGGTAGATGTTTTAATTGATGGACCTTACGAGGAAAGTAAAAGAGATATTACTTTAAAAATGCGCGGAAGCTCTAATCAAAGTATTATCAATTTAAAGGAGAATGAGAATGGCTGATATTAATGTTAGCGTACCAAATATTTATCTTTCTGATTTGGAAAATTTAGCTAAAAAGATTCGCCATGTAACTGGAAAAGAGGATACAGAAATTAGTTTTGAATTTATTATTGCTAGTCTATTTCCTACTAGCTGGAAAAATATTCAAGCTGATTTAAATCAACAGTATACAAAAGGATATATTTAGGGGCGTATTGACAAAGAAGAAGAATTAAGAAAAGCGAATTTAATCAAGCTTGATGAAAATTCAGGTTGTTATTGCGAGTAAAATTTGATTTTTCAAAAAAATTTTGTTATAATATATATAGAAAAAGAGTGAAAAGGAGTAACTAAATGCTAATTGTTGAAAATGTTTAGGTTTTTAATTTTGAAGGTGCAATGCGCGGTCTTCGTAATCCCAAGGATTCTTGGCATTTGAGTGATAGTAATTTTAATCAAGACGAATGCTTGCTACCAGAAAACAGATAGGATAACATTTCTTGTCCTGAGTGTTCTTTGTTTGATGGCTGGGGGCGTGATTGTATCCCTTACATTGGCCCCAAGGACATGAAACTTGCTCAGCTTATGATTGGAGCAGGCACAGATGAAGCAAAGTTTTTGCGTCAGATTTTCATTTCCATGGATATTACCGCTCCCCTGTATTGGTGGAAAGAATTTGATACCTACAAGGTTGGTACTGTTGCTAATTCTTGCTCCACAATGCACAAGCTAGACGCCTATCCCATTACTCGTGAGATGTTTAGCTGGGACAATATTGGCGACCCTGGTGCGGAATTTTGGGTAACGGTTGATGCTATTATTGCTGAGTGCGAGCGTTTGCGTCAACTATTTAAAGAAACTGGTGATAAAACTTATTGGCGCGCACTGGTTCAAATGCTTCCTAATTCTTGGATGCAAAAGCGCACAGTAACCCTAAACTATCAGGTTGCTCGCGCGCAGTATTTCGCACGCAGATTTCATAAATTAACTGAATGGCATATTTTGTGTGATGCCTATGTAAACTTGCCTTATGGTAGTGAATTTATTGCTTATGAAAAGCCCAAGAAGCTCAGCAAGATGGTAAAGCACTTGCTTGATAAACTGGGAATTCATTATGCTGATGAAGCTCATAAGGAACTGGACGAAGAAGAAGTCTGGGAAAATATTTACGAATATTTTGGAGGAACTAAGTAATGAAAGTGAAAGTATTTCAACCTAACCACTATGGAAAAATTGAGTTTACTCGCGCAGAGCTAGAAAAGTTACTGAATGAGGTCTACTCTGACGGATATAGAGAAGGCGAATCTGACGTTCGTTCTCGTACTTGGACTTGGACAAGTCCTTACCTAACTAACACTCCCTACTATGGTACTATTTCTGCTTGTAGTACTGATGCAAACAAGTCTGTTGACGGCTTAATCTGCAAGAGCATTAACACCAATACTACTTCCAAATCTAATATTGATAGCAGCATTACCACTTGTGCCTCTGTGCCTTCTACCTATACCATCGAATTAGGTAAGCACGATTCTGAGGCCATTTCTAAAGCAGTAAATGAAATCGTTTCCAACGCACACAAGTCTATTTGGAATCAAGCGACTCGCAAGGATAATGACCCTATCGCTGGTTTGGCAAAGGAGCTTGAACTGTAATGAGATTGTTAAAGGTAACTGAGGAGTATCGCGCAGAAAGCGAGTAGGAAGTAAAGGAAATGGATGAGCAGTTCAAAACCGAAGCAAAGTCTAATGGTTATATTTTGAATGCTTTTTCTTATACCAAAAAGGAAAAGAAAAAGAGCGGCGAAGTTATTGATGATGGTTATCTCGTAAAAGTCGCCAAAGTTTATGGAGGATTCTGGGATGGCTTAGAATGATAATAAAATAATTCAATTTAAAGACGCACGCAAGGCTGCTCAAGCAATTAATCAAGAATCACAAAATCGTATTGTACAAAAGTAGAACGCTTTTGAAAAACTTATGGATGAAATTCAAAAGGTCAATCCTAGCCTAGGCGGTTTTGATGAATTAGCAATGATGCTAGCATTGCCAGAAGAGCAATTTGCTCTACTTGCGCCAATTTTTCTGGATGAATTAGAAAAGTCTTATAACAATGTTCAAGACAAAGTATTTATCGCGTAGGCGGTAAATGCTGCCGGTCAAAAAATGGAAGACATTGAACTAATATTCAAACAGCTTATTGATTCAATTGATACCTAGTTTGCTGAAGTTATTTCGGTGTAGAAGCGTGACTTCTTAAAGAGAATGTTATCTATTAGCTATAATAGCCTGGCAGAGACTGAGGGAGTTATTAAGCGCATTGTTCAGGTTCCCATTGAACTAACTAGCGAAAATGCAAAAATTCCCAAGTATGCGCATCTTGGCGATGGTGCTGTAGATCTTTATTCTCCTGCCGATTATACCATTAATCCTGGTGAAACTGTAATTATTCCCTGCGATATTAAGGTCGCTTTGCCCTATGGTTATGCTTTTCTTATCCATCCTCGCAGCGGAACCAGCGCTAAGACAAAGCTCAGAGTCGCAAACTCAGTGGGACTGGTAGACAGTCAGTACAAAGGTGTCATTGGAGTCATCATTGAAAATATTGAGCCTCCTATTAAAGACATTACTTATGAATTTGATGATAAAGGCCGCCCCATTCTTACATCTGTGCTGCATGGTCAGTCGTATTTTATTTCCAAGGGTGAGCGGTTCGCTCAAATGAGACTTGTAGAGGTACCTACTGCTAACTTCTTCCAGGTGGAAAGTGTTGATGGCATCGGCGATGACAGAGGCGGCGGTTTTGGAAGCAGTGGTACTAACTAAGGTGGTGTGAGAATGGCTCGCATCACTCTTGAATAGATAAACGAAGAACTAAAAGAATTTCGGTGGAAATGTACTTCCACCGAATACAAAAACCTCGAAAGTGAATTGCGTTTTGAATGCGAAGAAGGGCATGAAGTTTATTCTTCTTGGAAAAAAATCCGCACACGGCGCGATTGCCCAATTTGTAAACAGAATGCTTTTAAAAAATTGGTCAACAGCGTGAAGCCAAAACCAAAAAGTGCAAAACGTGTTTTAGCCTTAGATCAAGCAACTCATACAACCGGTTGGTCAATTTTTGATGGAGATATTTTAGTACGATACGGTACTTTTAATACTGAAATTAAAGATGAGACCGCAAGAATTAATGCAATAAAAAATTGGATGTTATCTATGATTAACAATTGGGACCCAGACTGTGTTGCAATCGAAGGCATTCAATTTCAAGAAGAAAGCAGTGGACAAAAGATGTCTGTTACCGTATTTTAGGGATTGGCTCGTTTATAGGGCGTCCTTATGGAAGCCTGTTATGCCTTAAAAGTAAACTTTGTTATATGCCCAACAAACACTTGGCGTAACCATTGCTAGGTTAAAGGACGTTATCGTGCAGATAAGAAACGTTCGATGTAGTTAATTGCTAAAAAAGAATATGATATTACTGTTAGCGATGATGAAGCAGACGCAATCGGTATAGGCAAATATGCTGCCAGTTTGAACAAAATTGAAGTTACTAATTGGGAATAAAAGAGAGGAGCCCAAGGCTCCCCTCATACTTTATACACGCCCCAAACGAACCTTTCAGAAGGATCAAAGGTATCATAAATCACACCATCTTCAGCACAAGTTATGTGTCCACTCATGGTTATTAAGAAGGTTCCGTATGGGTTGCGTTCAACAAATTCTCCCACAGTTATCTAGTTACAGTGTTTACAATAATATACTTTCTTAAAGTGTTCGCTTAAATAAGCATCTATGTAAAAAACATTATCAGGCATAACACCTAAATGCTGCGCGAAGCCACTTAACTCTCGATATATATCATCCCAGCTACGGCCGGTCGCGCGAGAAATTGCACGTACTGTACAATCATTCACACGCCGGCCTAGCGGATTCGCATTATAAAAACTAAACATTAGATATTGCTTATCTTCTTGATGTGTTTTCTAATAACTTCTTTTTCCTGGGGAGTATCAGCGAAGTCCATGGCAGACTCGACAAACATACACATGGCATACATT